CTTTCTCTGCTTTACAGACAGAGTTTGGCGGCACAAATCCAATCGGACTAAGTGAATATTATGCTGGAGGAGGACTCGTTCCTGCAACAGCTTCAGGTACAAATGGATCAGTTCCTTCATCAGGAACACTCGCCATGTCAAAATTTTATGGCACAGAAAACATAGTCTTTATGGCTGCAAGTGGTGGTAGTACTTCTACTTCAGGTGACTTTAAATTTCACACGTTTACAGGTAACGGAACTTTTTCAGTTACAACTGCTGGAAACCAAGGCTTTAACTATATTGTAGTAGCTGGCGGAGCTGGTGGTCCTAATTCTGGTAATTGGCAAAATGGAGCTGGTGGCGGCGGAGCTGGTGGCATGCTTGTCACTACAAACAATAGCCCTACAACTGGTTCTTTTGGTGTTACTATTGGTGGTGGCGGTGCTGGTACCTCGGCAGGTACTTCAGATAATGGAGCATTAGGCTCAAACGGTTCTAATTCTACTTTTGCAGCAGGAAGTTTAACTTCTATTGGCGGCGGAAGAGGTGGAGTTGCAAGTCAAACTACTTCGGGTGCTAGTGGTGGTTCTGGTGGCGGAGGCGCTGCATATAACCAAAGTGGTCAAAGTGGTGGTTCTGGAACTGCAAATCAAGGTAACGATGGTGGAAATGGAACTTGGCAATCTGGTAGTGAAAATCGTGGCGGTGGCGGCGGTGGAGGCGGCAAAGGAGAAGCTGGTAATACTGACGGAAACCAACAAGGCGGTGACGGATTGCAATGGGATGATGGCACAACATACGCTGGTGGCGGAGGCGGTTCTGGCTTTGCAGTTGGAAACGGTTCTGGTGGAGAAGGCGGTGGAGGAAACTCACGACAAGGTATTAATGACAATGCAGGTAGTGCTCAATCAGGCACAGCTAACACAGGTGGAGGCGGTGGAGGAAACTCATCGTTTGGTGGAAACCAACCTAAAGCTTCTGGTTCTGGTGGTTCAGGCATAGTTAAAATAAGGTATAAATATCAGTAATGGCACATTTTGCAAAATTAGATGAAAATAATATTGTGTTATCAGTAGAAGTGGTAAACAATTCAGATTGTTTAGACGCAAGTGACAATGAAAGCGAAGCTGTTGGAATTACTTTTTTAACTAATTTAACAGGTCATTCTAATTGGAAACAGACTTCTTACAATAATAATACTAGAAAAAGATTCGCTGCTGTTGGAGGTTCGTATGATTCAACTAACGATGTTTTTTTAGAAGCAAAACCTTATGCTTCATGGACTTTAGACAGTAATTATGAATGGAGACCACCTATTACTTACCCTAGTGATGGTAATGATTTAAAAATTTATTTTTGGGACGAGACTGTTTATCAAGGTGATAACTCACAAGGTTGGGTACTAACGACTGCAAGCGAATCAGACAAGCCTTAATTTTTTAAACTAAAAACAATATCTGTATAGTTACTAGGAAGAAGAATAGAATCTTCAAGAATTGCAAAAACATTTTTATTAGTCTCGTTTTTTAATTCTGCGCTTTCTGCAGTAAGTTCTATTACATGTCTACTCCAATCTCGAGTGATGTGTTTTTCATCATTTGTAAATATTTGAATTACGCCATTTGAGACAAAAGCTGAAGATCTTGGCGGTATACATAATGATTTTATATCCCCATAGTGAACAAAACAATTTGGTAAATTCACTGTTTTATATTTAAGATTTTTTAAATAATTTAATAAATTTGTGTTCTCCATAAAAAGTTTTTATGATATATCATATCATATAATAAAGTAGAAATTATGAGTAAACAAATATTCTGGTGTAATAGTAGAATTCCTCAAGAAATAATGTCTATTGGTATTCATGATTTATTTAAATTTAATGAAGGTGTTAGTAATTCAAGTATTGTTTCAAACGACGGAAGCACTGTTGCAAATCCTGATACAGGTAAAAAAGAGATATGGCGTAAATCAAAAAATTGTTGGATACCTTCCATGCACTGGATGGGTGGTTTTGTATGGCACTACATAACATTAGCAAATAATCATAATTTTCATTTTGATATAACGTGTATAGAAAATCATACCATGCAATATACTGTATATGAAAAAGGTTCTTTTTATAATTGGCATATTGATGGAGGCACAGAATTTACAATTGAAACAAGCACAGGAAGTCAACCTTGGGATGATCCAAGAAAATTAATTGATGACAACATTTTAAAAAATAATAATCTAGTTAGAAAATTATCTTTTGTTGTTCAATTAACATCTCCTGATGAGTATGAAGGTGGTGAGTTACAAATTGATACAGGTAACGGAACTTTTACAGGGTCAAAAGAACAAGGTGCTATAATATTTTTTGATTCTCGTACTAGACACAGAGTTACAGAAATAACAAACGGAGTACGAAGAAGTTTAGTTGGTTGGGTTGTTGGACCAGAATGGAAATAATATGAAAGATAAACATTTAAAATTATTACAAAGATATGACTTTGAAAAACCTAATTTTAATAAATTTAAAAAAGATAACATAGAAGTAAAACATGACAAAGAAACAGGTGCTTGGTCTCTTTATAAAAATGAAAAGGAACTTAGAACGGTAGATAGATTTTTTGTTAAATGTTTTTCTTATATGGCTATGACAGATCTAGCTTTTGGAACAACAATTATCTCTGGTTTTGGTTTGGGCGACATACCTAATTGGTTAAGACATAAACCTCAAGTAAGAGAAGTTACTGTTATAGAGTCTAGTTTTAACATAATAGATTATCATGAAAAATACAATAACGACCTATGGGGCGGTGTTAATATGATTCAAAATGAGAACACACGTTTTGGTACAAAATGTGATGTATTACTTCTTGATCATTACTATGACAGAGAGCCTTTTGAAATGGAAGTAGTTGATTTTTTAGATTTGGTTAAAAAAGATATAGAATTAATAGAACATAATTTTTTATGGTTTTGGCCTTTAGAGATGTTGTTGACCTATGAAACTTTACAAGGAAAAGATTTAATGGACACTTATGATAAGATAAAACAAAAATTACCAACATTGCCTTATTTAAAAACACAAGACTTACATTACTATATGGGAATGTCTCATTTTAATTATATACCTCTAAAGAAAAAATAATGAATAATACTGAAATAATGAGACCCTTTGGCCCTTCTCTTTTAAAAAGTAAAATGTCGGATAATCTTTTAGAAATGTTAATTAAAAAAACAGACGGAATTTTAAATGATCCTGTGTTGTCTGAGAAATATGATTGGTCAAATCACTTAGCAGGTAATGTACAGAAAGAAGTTAGATTTGAAAACAATTGGCTAACAACTCCTGAAGCAGCTCCTTTTGCTAATTATATAACGCAACAAACCGATTTATATTTAAATGATCGTCATGTTAATGCTTTTTTTGATAACACTGTTCAAAAAGAAAACAAAAAACACCCTTTTGAAAAAATTAATTTATCTGCTGCTTGGATGGTTTCTCAATGGAATGGTGATTTTAATCCGATACATATGCACGATGGTTATCTATCAGGTGTGTGTTATTTAAAAATGCCAGATATGAATCCAGAAATAGAAAATGAAGATCATACTCGCACCTGTGCTAATATTGCATTTATTTTTGGTAGCCCTAATCATATGAGTTTACATCAATACATAGTTTTACCTGAGCCAGGTGATTTTTTTTTATTTCCTTCTTGGTTAATGCATACTGTTTACCCTTTTAGGACACCTGATACAGAAAGAAGATCTGTATCTTTTAATTTATATTTGGAGTAACGATGAAAACTTTAGTAGAAAAACCAATGTTAGATAAAACAAATTGGCCCTTAAAACAAGAATCTCAACAGCCTATTACTCACGAAAGAGAAATACTTCAATGGCTGTATGAATTTGATCTTGATCTTAAAGAAGAAGATATATTTGATATACTTAAAATTAGCAGGCGATGGTACCCGCACTACGACATGATGCACCCTGGTGCTGTTGGACACGGAGTTAGAATTATGAATCAAGCAGGGCTTCTTGATATGAGTGACATGTATACAAAATACGTAGATGGAACGTTTCTTGATTTTGATAAATGGAAAAAATATTATGATTTAGGTTTTACAACTCTTATTCCTAATGTGTTGGATACACATGAAAAATTAAGAACTATTGACAATTATTTAAACAAAGAACTGGGAGTATGTGCTTGTGCTAATTTGTATTTTGGAATACCAGGCAGAAGACCAAGCTTTGATAAACATAGTCACGGTTATGACGTTATTGTAAAACAAATATACGGAACTTCAACATGGATAGTAAAAGAAGAAGAAATAATATTAGAACCAAAATCTGTTCTTTTTGTTCCAAAACACACGGACCATCAAGTTATAAGTAAAGAAACACCTAAACTTTCACTTACTATTAACATTGAGTAATGAGAGATTTTATATCTGTATTTGAAAATGTAGGAACCGAAGAATTTTGTAATAAAACTTTAGAACATTGGAATAGAGTTACTACAATTAAAAGAACTGAACATGATAACGTGTCTAGTTTACTTAGAGACAATCAAATTTATTTTTTACAAACTGAAAAAGATAAAGACTTATTGTCTTTTAACACAAAGCTATTAAACGAATTTTCAAGTCTTTTGTTACCTGCTTTTGAAAAATATAAAAAAGAAAACAGTACTGCTTTAGATGGCTTAAAAAAATACGAACTCAATGCAGATATTAAATTACAAAAAACTATTCCTGGAGAAGGTTATCATACTTGGCATTGCGAGTCTGATTGTTTAGCAACTTCAAAAAGAATAATGCTAGTGTTTATGTATCTTAATAATTGTGAGGAAGGGGGAGAGACAGAATTTTTATATCAAAATAAAAGAATAGAAGCTAAACAAGGCAGGCTTGTTATTGCACCAGCAGGTGAGTCGTTACCACGAACGTTTATTAGCAGTGGAAAGAGAAAACGAAAAATTAACAAAAGAACTACAAGAACATAGAAATATTACACATATACATGCAATTCAAGGACAACCACATAATTCTGATACACAGGTTATGATAACTGGTTTAGATTCTGATATGGAATGTGAAGCTTGTAGCGCTTAACTATATAAATTGAGTTGATTAATTTTTTTATCTAAAAACTCATGCAGTTCTATATTAAATGATATGATAGTCTTTCGGGCATCTGTGTTAAAACTAGGTGCTCTATGGATTATTGTACTAGGAAAAATACATAACTCCCCCTCATTAACTTTTGGTTGAATAACTTTGTTACCATCATAGATTTCCGTAGCTGGTGAACCTTCGTTCATTTCAAGATAGTAAACACCTGTGTAGTTTTCAGCATGTGTGTGCCAATCATGTTTATTACCTTTTGTATATTGTTGAAACCATAGATTGTGAATATGCATGTAACCAAAACCTATTTCATTTACACATTCATTTAGGGAGTCTTTGAAATTATTATTAAGTAGTATTTGTTTCCAATCTATGTCCATGTCTTTGGACTTTTTCCAATCAGTTTTATAGATGTTATTTTCATACATCTCACTTGTATTAGAAACACCTTCTTTCCAATTCTTAATACAATTTAATATAGGTTCTTTAACTATATTGTGATTGGCAAACGGCAGTCTTATATATGATAATTTTAATTCAAGTATTTGTTTATTCAGGCGTAGATCCCAACATATCTTCTAAAGAAGGAGCAAATACTTTAACATCTCTTTTAATTTTTTCAGCAGTTGTAGAAGTTCCAGGATTATCAACATCAGCTTGAGCTTCTGCTTCCGAGTTATACTCAGCGCCTGTATCTACATGTGTAATTGTTGTTTCAGTTTTTACTTTGTAATGAGGAATTTTTCTTCCATCTTCAGTCGTAATGTGACCTAATAATTCAGCAGGTTCAACTATCGGCATTTTCGTTTCTCCAATTTATATTAAAACTAATAATAACTCTGTCATCATTAGAATTATTTGTTTGTACTTCATGTTGTAACCATGATGGAAAAAAAATCAAGGAATTTTCAACAGGTTCCCATTGTACGCTATGAGCGAGGTGTATAGAGGCTTTTTCTGTTTTAGGGGGTGATAGTACCTCCGACTGTGGTTTAGGCTCTAGAAACACAATATTTCCACACTTTTTTGGTGCTTTTAAATAAAATACACCAGATAAATAGTTATATGGATGTGTATGTATATTGTTTCGTGATCCGTGTGGATTTATCATACCCCACATACCAGTCATCTCAGGAACATAGTTTTCTTTAACATCTAAATGATTAAAGCAGTCTTTAGCATGTTTTAATATATCACCAACTAAAGGTTTAAATTTTTTAATATTATATATCTCATCATGACTATGCCAACCACCGACATTGGACCGCGGCATACCCATCTCATCTTTTTCTCTTAATTGATAAATGCTATCAACGAGATGTTCATGACCTTTTAAGTCTAGTGAAAATACAGGTGTAATAAATAAAGAATGTAGATTCATTGTGCCTCCTCTGTTAAATCTATATTTACGCACATTCTGTATTTTGATAACACAGGATGTGAACCAGTGTGTAAGATACTGCCATCAAAAAATAAAAGTCTACCTGCTTTAGGACTTACTTTTTCTTTTATTGTCATATCTTTATTAAATAATATGGTATCACCGTCACTATCGTTTACGTAATATAATGCAACAGCGTGTTCTAAATCAAAATCTTTATGAGGTGTGTTGTGGTAACTATTGTTGTTGTCTGTAAATTGTGTCTGTAAATTTGCTTTACTTCTAAGTATATTTAATTTTTTATTAAATTTTTTTTCAATGTTTTTAAATATATGATCGACAATAACTTTACCTTGATCAGATACAACGACAGTCTTGTTTTCTTCTCGCTTGTGAATATCGTGAACAAACAACAAATATTCTTTTAAATGTTTTAACTTATACTTCTTACTTACCTCTGGTGTGCATGTTAACAATGATCCGCTCAAGGACCACGGACATTTTAAAAAAGATTTGTGAATCTCATCAACATCTCTTTTATCTAATAAATCGTCAATAACAATCAGTCTAAAGTTGTCCTTTAGTGATCTCCAGAAAACTTGCTATAATGTGCACCTGATTGGCAGCGTTAGCTTGAACTTTAAGAATATCACTTTCTTGCAAAACTAAAGGTTGTGTCAATAGTTCTGTGGTTGTTTTTGTAGCAATGCTTTTTTCTTTAAATACTTCAAAGGTTGCAGCCCCTCTAACAACTTCAACATCAACCAAAGTTGTTGCACCAGAATCATTGCAAACTAAAAGAGACTTTACTACATCCGTAGTAGGCGGAACTGGTGGCGTTGCACCAGGGTTAGCCGTAGGAACAGTCACAACAGTTGTTAAATTTGTTGTGGTAATATCTACCATTGCGCTTTTAAAAGTATTAGCCAAGGAAAAAAGCCTCCGACTCCGACTCGTCTTTTAAATCTTGTTGATAGTTTGTATTAAGTAAAAAAATTATCTGATCTAGTAAACTAACCATTTGATCAAATTGATTAGGATCATATTCTGGAGTTGAGTTTGGTAATCGTGTTATTGTAATTTTAGCCATTATCTTCTTCCGTCTGGTCTAAGTTGTAATTTAGTAGATCCAAGTCTCCAAGCTGTATCATTAACAGAATTTGTTTGATATTTTATTTTAACTGCTCTTCCTCTACCTCTTATATCAATTTTCTCTGTAGTGCTAGATATAGTTCCAGACGTAGTAACTGTGTCTGCTGATTGTGGATATTGCTCTAATGTTAGTGTTGCTGTCATTGTATTAGCTAAATTATCAAAGTCAGGCACTAATTTACTAACTGACATAAGTTCGTCACCGTCTGCTATTTCAACAGAACCTGATGTTAAAAAAGCTGTTATCGCTGTACCATCTGCTTGATTATTACCTGTTTCGTGTTCATAAACATATGAAGCTCCTGCAGTCAAACCAAGTATTGTAGAGTTGTTAGCAGATAAACTAGCATCATATTCAGTAGCAATAGGTAATTCAAATACATATGCTCCTAACCAAGTAGTTCTAGAAAGAGATGTGGTGTA